ATACCTATCTTGGCTTTGGCATCAAACAGTCTGTGACCCAACGCCTTACGGAGGCCGTCTAATTTAACGGCCTCCGTATCTAAACAAGGCACAAAGAACCCCTGCCCTCGTTCAAGCTGCGACCAAGGATAGCGGATTTTCAGGATCGTCTTCATCTATACGGCGGGTTATTTTCAGCACGGGAACACGCATCTGCGGGCCTTTGGTTTTTGCCATCATGTCTTTCTTGGGCATATGCGTAACTGCACACATAAGCTCAAGCTGGCGTTTAAAGTCGGAGTAACCAAAACTCATGGAAGAACAGAATGCTTTTAGCAAACGCTCCTCAATAAAGTAATCAGTGAACCCCGGAGTTATGCCGTGCTCGATGCGCCCCATAACGTGTGACCGAGTAGTTGACGCATCAATCGCACCGCCATTACCTAACTCAGCTAAAACGCCATCAGCAGCATTGAACTTCACCACGATCAAACTACCGTAGTACTCACGTGTAAAGCTGTTTAGTACATCCTCAGCTGTGCGGCTTCCGGCTTTTATACTAGAGCGCATGAATGCAACGACTTTCTTTAGTGACTTGAGGATAGGGTCAATCGGTACATTCACAATACCTGCATGCTTATCCGAAGTTAGAACACACGCGGCTGCTGTGCATCCAATACCTGCCATCCAGAAACGTTCGTCATTGGTAGCGTTGAACTCCTTGTACATCTCAGCTACCACTTCTGGGACAAGACGCGACAGAAGTTCGACATTCTCAACCATAAACTTGACGAACGCTTCTCCTGCCACCGCGTAATTATTCGCCAACGACTTAATGATTTCAATCTCATGTGGCTCCCAAGAAAGTTCTTGATCCATGATGAACTCAAGCAAACGTCTAAGTTCGCCCTCAGAGGAGTGCTTACGTCCCCCTGTCAGGTAGTCTACGGCATGGGTGTTGGATGACATGAACGTCATGGACGCCCACGTGGATAAGTTCAAACGTTCTTTGTTTGACCCAGACTCCATACGTTCCTTGCCACGACCCTCTGTGTTATCCAACAAGAACTCAGGGAACCATTCAAAGTCTTTACGGTTCTTAGCAGTGATCTCGTCTGTTACCAACGGATGACTGTTTAACAAACCCATGCGCTGCTGCATAGCTACAGGCGATGTGCCCTTACCTGTGCGGTAGTGAACAGGATGCCCCCATACAGAAGCCGCAGCTTCTAACGCCAGTGTCTTACCTGTGCCTGACTCAGTAGAACCCAAGTGCACCGTTAAGCCATAGATGCCTGTAAAGCGCATCAAAGGTGAAGCCATACTCATCATCGTGACGGTTAAGTGATCCCACATTTTCTTTCGGATCATCATGTTGACGAACTGCCGCCATATATCCAACGAACCTGTAGGCTTCGTGTGCATAACAATATTCTCAAGCCCCGGCATAGGCACTTCAACGCTGCCGCCTTTGAAAAATATCTTGCCTGCAAACACATACGTATCATCAGTCTGCCAACCATAGTTAGACGGCACTTTGATCGGGGCCTTATCCATCGACAACTTCTCTACACAAGCGCGAATAAAATCAAACAAGTTCTTATCGTTGCCTGACCCAAAAGATGCAATGACGTTCTGCGTAGCTAAGTGCTTCAACGTTTCTTCTTTACTGACTGCACATTTCTGTGGAAACGTTATGGTCTGAGCACCCTCTCTCCTAGTAGCTAACATGTGTACAGTGTGTTCGCCGTTCTGATTTAAGATGTCCACAGGAAACAAGTCGTAAGGCAAGAGCATTATCTGGCGCTTAATCTTATTGCCGTCTGCATCCTCATCATCACGCTCAATAAACACTCCACCGTTCTGACCATAGGCATAGCCCCGTGGCGGTTCAGGGCGCAGAATCTTTTTAATTTCCTTATCAAGCTGCACCTCGACGTGCTTCTCTTGCGTCTCGACTGCGTACTCTCTGCCCAACGCTAACGGATTTGTTATCTTGCCCCAGTGAGGACAGCTAGTACATACGCCGGGATTCTCACTGTCGAACTTAGTGCAAGGGTAAGGGCCTCTAATTTCCCGCAGCTTAGTGTGCATACGCTCTTCATCGTATGGGTGCATCTGAGACAGCCACACAACCGCCTTCTCTGATTCTTCACACTTCTGTGCAATCGACAGCATCCCCCGCCAGAGCGGCTCCATACCATCTTCTTGTGCATTCTCTATGTAGTATGCAAGTTGACCGCAGCCTGTACCTGCCTTGGTCTTTTCGACGATGGTGCGAAACTTCGTCACTGAATTCTCAAACAGTTTGACGCTAGTAGCCGACGGTGCAGCGGGTCGCGTTCCGGGTAGCTCAATGACGTTGCTCGTTGTTACTGGTGGTAGTGTTGTTAACTGACTGCGGATGTGTTCGGCCAGCGTTTCAAAATCAAATATGTCTCCTTCGGTTAGTATGCGCACCTCACGCGGCGCACCATACTTTTCTTTAAAGTTAAACGTTTCAGGAAGACGAAGCACCCTTGCAGAGTCTGCGGTAACGGTATTATCAATGCGCAGTTCTTCTTGCGCACACAGGCGCTTAAAGTTTTCAGCAACAGGCTTCCACACCGCGACCTCGATGGTTTCTTCCAAAGGCCAATAGCAATGCAAGCCGCCACCAGACGCAACGATCCAAGGCGTACCGAGCAAGTCAAGCCCCGTCTTTGCCATGAATTGATTTAACGCTTGTGCCGCAGCTTTCTTTGACTCATACCCATCCAGATCAAGAAACAATGCCTTGATAAAGCGCGAGTTAGGAATCGTGCGTCTGTCCTTATTGCCTTTAATCTGCGCAACTTTTTCGTCAAACGTAGCCAATGCAAAGTACACATTGCATTTATTCTCCACCCACGCATTAACCTTGGGATAAAACTCAGCGGTGTCTTCAACAAAGATATGCTCTTTCTTGTCCGTCAATTCGCAAGCGCAATACAACCCGTGCTCTGGAGACGGCAAGACAACCGCTAGAAATTCAAGCGGAGTCATATACTTCCTTTGGATTTAATCGAACAGGCGGAGTTGTTTGGGGTCTTCTTGTTGCTTGTTAAGTCCACTAAACTCAAGTTTATCCAGCAGCCCAGCGCAACGTTTTAACAATTCTTTCTGAAACAAAACGGGCATCCCTGCTTCATCACTCCACAGTATGTAGCCTGCTTTTAATAGTTCTTTATCGGTTAGGGTTTCAGGCCGTACGCTTGACATATTTTTCTCCATGCTTCATCGGCACTTTTAGATGCCTTCATTATTTTTAATAGAAAGTCCACACGCTCTTCGTAAGCAATAAACACATCGGTCTTGCCTATGAACCAGTTGTAAACTGTCTGCCTTGTGACCCCAAGTGCGTAAGCAATCTTCGTCACTGGGAAATCTAAATGCACTGCCCATCGCCCAAGCTGGTTTCCCAACGATTTAGGCGCGGCGGCAATTGAATCAATTATTTTTTGTGAATAGGCCATTAGTGTTCTTCATTGGGTATAAGTCGATACTTGAATAAACCTCGGCGCACATACTCGCGTTCAACTGTATGGCTACCGAACTGGCGTTTACGGAAATCCCGAAGCCTTGCACTTACACTTGCTTCAGGACAACCAACCTTCTCTGAAATCTGCTCCAACGTTCTCCAACGGCTGTCTTTCATTAGCCGCCAGACATTAAACAGTTGTGTCTTTAAGCGATCTTTGTCGCGTTCTGCGTTGTATGTTTTTCCATCAAACATTTGCTTCTCCTATAAAAAGGTGCGGGGTCACTAAAGTAGGTGTAGCTACAACCAAAGGAAACTCTAGCCCCCGCTGCCGGTGTTATATGCGCCACCTCCGGCTGGGCTGTTTGGTGGGGTACTCGCTGCGTCTGGCACGCCATAACCGCATAGGAGGTGCAGTCACCAGCATCCGCTTTCCCCCGTAGCTTTACTCGTCGTCCCAATCAGACACGATGTCTGCCAGCTTCGACTTCTTCTCTGGCACGGCTGTGGGCTTGGCTGAATCCTTGCGAACTTCAGGCTCGTCATCCGCGTCGGCTACTTCAACCTTCGGCTTCTTCGCAGCTTTAGGTTTCGGTGCTTCCTCTTCTTCCTCAACAACAGGAGCCTTGCCGGGCAGCGACAGAGGCGCAGACTGCTTAACGCCATCCGTTTGTGCAACCGTCATGACCACTGCACGACTCGCATCAGTTGAGGTAGCTTGCTCTTGCACAACGGCGTACTCGTCTTCAGTCAACCAACGCAGGGGTTGGAAAAATAACTTAGGCGACTCGGCCTTCGTATCAAAGCGCATACGGGTTACGATCTGTTCAGGATTAACAGGCGGGTTTGAAAGTGCCAGATGACGTGCATAGGCTTGCAGAGGACGCTTGTCACCGTCTTCTTTACCGAACACCGATGTTGCTGGCAGCGTCAACTGCAATACATCCCCATTAGGATTACTCTCCAACACGACTGCCAAACGCTGCTGATAACGACACGCACGGCTATTACCCTGACCCGAACCTGCTTGATTCTGTGCGCACGAAATACACGTCTGCGACTGTTTGTTCTGTGCTGTGGCATCAGGCTTCTCGCCATCGTTAGACCAGCAGTCTGGTCCTGTGATGTTCTCGGAGTCGTACGCTTTAGCGTAGAAAATACGGCTGACCTTGGGAGCAGCTTTAACAATGATGACGTCCAGATGGCGATCATCAATCGCAGCAACTTCTTTACCGCCAGCTACTAAACGAAACACACCGCCTTTAATGGAGATGCGCTTGGTGCTGGTGCCAGTACCACCGCCAGTTAAAGCTAAAGCGGTTTCAGACAGTGCGTTATTGCGGGCAAATGCGGGAGCGTTTGAGGAAGAAAAAAGCGTTATATTTGACATATCGTAATCTCACTTAGAGGGTTTAGTAACTCTGATTTCAAAATCAGAAAAGGCATTTAATCCGGGCGGTACACTGCCGGGATTTTCTTCGAGGAACCGAGCCATATTGGTTTGAGCAATACGCTTTTCCAGAAGATCAACAACGTCGTTCATAACAACAAACTTCTTGAACGAGTCCCAATCATCTGTGCTGTAACGCGTCTTGTTAATCATAGACACGGTGCCGAAGGTGGTGTTAACAGACTTGACCCCGAGGGCTTTCATCTGGTCTTTCATTGCAAAACGAAGTTCGTCTTGCTGTGCTTTGAGCAGTTCGACTTTGGTGTCGTACTCCTTTGTCAGCACATCAATTTCTTCCTTGATCTTGCGATAAATCTTTGCGAGCTTATCCATTGGAATAAGCTCTGTGACTGTATCGGACATCTGCTTCTCCTATTATTGTTTGTCTAGCGTTTGACAGATTACTGCGGTTTGGATTTGAATGCAACCCCCTTTCAAGAATTTATTTCAGTGTTGAATAATTGCGTAAGCAATGCGTGGTCGGTCACTTTTAGTTGCAAAGCTTTAAACATTTTCTTCTCAATCGGTGAGCCTTCTATGTGCACAACCGTTACTTTGTCGGAGTCTTGACCCTTCCTATCTGCACGGGCTATGCACTGTGTGTACTGCTCAACGGACATCAATGGACCATAGAAGACAACCGTATCAGCCGCCGTCAGTGTGATTCCATGCGCACTCGCTTGTGGTTGCATAACTAATACGCGTGGGTCTTTCTCTACTTGGAAGCGACGAATAATATCTGCGCGTTTACTAGGCGGTACATCTCCGTGGATACATTCGGCAGTCACATTTTTCTTTAGTAAGTGCGTGTGTATGCTGTCAATGGTGCTTCTAAATAAAGCAAAGATAATAACTTTGCGGCTAGTTTCTTCAAGGATTTCTTCCAGCACCGCTAGTCGTGGGGCTGAATCAAACGTCACAATTTCTTTATCGTCTGTGTATGCTGCGCCGCACGATATTTGCAACAGTTTAGATACTCCAGCAGCGGCATTCACCGCAGTGATTGTTTCGCCTGCGGCCTTGACCATCATGCGTTCTTTCAACAAGTTGTAGTACTTGGCTTGCTGTGGTGTTAGCGGAACCTCACGCGTCATTGTCAGCACGGGCGGTAAATCAAGGCACTGCGCTTTAGTAAACCGTATCGCTGGCTGTAAGGCGCGATGTACTTCGTCTGCTGCTGATGCTTTGGCAACCCATTTAAATTGCGTGAGCTTCTGCATCACCTTGTCACGCCAGCCTGTGAAGAACTTCGGTATGCCTTCAGGATTAACTAAACGCGCCAAGCCATACGCGTCTGCTGGTGACTGTGATGCAGGCGTACCCGTCATCATCCACAGATGTGTCGTTGGTGTTATTAACGACTTCAATGCCTTCCATCGTTTCGTTGTGATGGTTTTGTACGCATTGGCTTCGTCAACAATGATGAGATCAAACCTACCGTCATTGACTACTTCGTCCGCAATTAAGTTCAACCCGTCGTAGTTGGTAATGACGAACTCATAACTTTGCTGAACCATCTCGATGCGGCGACTAGCTTGAGAGTGGTGCGCTACAACGGCAGAGCGATGAATGATGCTGCTGTTCAAGTCACCCATCCATGCTGACTGCATGATCGACAACGGACAAAGAATTAAACAGCGGCGCACATCGCCGCGTGTCATCAAGTAGTCTGCTGCCCAAAGCGCCGAGAGGGTCTTACCAGTACCCGGCTCCGAAAAAACGAAAGCCTTCTTATTGAGAGTCGTCGAGTCCCCAATAGACAGCAATCTCTGTCGAGCCATCGTCATGTCTGTTCACCACCTTATGTTTAGGAATTACGCGATACTTATCTGGGTTGCGAGTGCGAAACAGCAACGCTTTGTTTTCAATTATTTGCATCTACTTCTCCAGTTATGATGTCTTTCGCATCTTTATATCCTTTACTGTATCCACACTTGTGCCCCTCTAACCAACAATAGCGAGCGTTGTGGATACCTAAAAACTTTTTCTCTGACTCACTGAGGGACTCCCACCACTGTTCAAATGTCATTTGTTATCACCCCTATTGGCCTTGACGCTACGCACTCGTAAGTTGGACTTCGTTGTTGTGCCGCCTGAACGCAGCGGTGTCTTGTGATCTACATCTTTACCGTCGCCTTTTGTTACTGCGCCTGTCTTCTCCATCATGCGTCGTGCTTTTACACGCTCGCCTCGTTTCTTAATTTCTTCTGGCTTACCATGAAAATTCTGATACTCAGCTTTGTAGTCTCGTGGCATAGTAGTTATCCTATAAAGTGGGTTCCGTGGTGCAACAATGCGTACGGTTTGTTGTAGTGCTTTGTTTCTGGATCGTTAGGGTGAAACGGAATAAATTTTGCAAGCGCTGCTTTGCGCCCAAATGCGCGAACAACGGTTATTTTTATTGGCAAACGGTTACGCCATTCCTTACGCGGTGCGTGAATGCACAACCAATCGCTCTCTTCAGGTTTCCAGTCCATGCACCTCTCCTATTTTCTGGATTGAAATTCGCACGTAGTTACTGGACACCACGGGCATAGTGGAGAAGGTCTTGGGTTCCACACGCCTGTGTCATACGCTTGCTCGATACGTGCAATGCGTTCTCTGTAGTCCCACCATGCCGGGTCTTTCTCATCCACCGTCATGGAGAACTTAACTAAATCATTCTTCACCACAAACAACAGCGCAGCATTAACTTTTCTAATGTGCGGGAAGTGCGCAAACACCATCAAGGCCATCAGCTTTAGTTGCTCACGGTCTGGGTACTTGTTGTTACCTGTCTTGTAGTCAACAACCCACGCAGTAAGGTTGTCATCATCCACAATTAATAAATCAGCGATACCTCTTACCCATACAGCCTCATCTTTCCAGCCGCACGGGTTGTAATCTTCCGCAGCTTTGTGTAGCTCAGTTCCATACATCGTTGCCTGTGTTTCTTTGAACTTGTAATTCTTTAATACTTTAACTTCGTAGTACCTACGCGCACAGCCCTCGTAATCTTTCAGAGAACTGTGCGACCAGACAACTTTATTCACTTTGTTCCCCTTTTTCAAACTCAGACCAGTGTTGAATTTCAATGGCTTGCGGAACCATAAGCTTTGCGTCTACTTCTGTTAGTGCGTACACCTTTTCCCACCGATAACTAACGATCGGAACTTTTACGTAGTACAGAGTGTCCGCTCCCATTATTCAAACCTCGCAGAGTCAATTGCTTCTGATAGACGGGAAGCAAACTCAGTTACAAACTTCTCGTTCTTGTTTAGTGCATGGGCATCCATGTCATAGAGTATTGCGTGTACCAGCTCATGCCAGAACGAATCGTGCATTTGTTTCCTGCCAAACTTACGTCCTGTTTTGTTACTGCGCTTGCCTATCTCTATTGAGTTTTTATCGTAGTGCACACGTGCCATATCGCCACGCTGAATCATTGATTCCACTACGTCAATTGAGTAGCGTTTCTTTCCCACACGAATACTGCGTGGGAATTCTGTTTGTTTCTTTTTAATGTTTTCCATTTGCCTCTCCTTATTATTTAGCCAAACCGTAACGGCGGTGATACCCAACTTCTGAGTTCAATGGAATGCCCGGCATATACTTTGGCTCCATAACCATCTGCTCCCACACCCACTTCTGTGCGTCTTCTGCTTCTTCATCTAAAGCTATCGCCCATAATTCATCGTGCACTGTGCCTACCACAGGGTACTTTTTAGCTACCCGTAGCATTCCATCAGTCATGACGATACGCGCAACACCTTGTGTCACGTTGTTTGTTATCTTCCCTGCATACAGCTTGGTAGCGTCTGGCCCGTATACCCACTGGCTCCTACCTCTATCGTCTTTTACAACGCGTAAGTCTGGATAAAGTAGCTTCATCCCGTTAGGCAATTCTATTTCGCCCTTACGGAAGATTAGACATTTATACACGAACTCCTCACCACCGTAAAGACTACGGCCAATCAGGTCAGAACACATTTCCCAAAAGGAAACAACCGGATGCGCAGTGGCTCGGTAGATGTCGATGATCTTCTTGGATGCTGCTGCATGTATCAAGAGTTCCTTTTTTGTGCAGGTGTGGGGGATTTCTTCTAGCTTAATAACGTTGTCATCCCACTCCAGAAACTTCTCGATGTACTCTTTAGTGACACCCAACTTCTTAGCAAACGCTATGTCGTACCGCACAGGAGGTGCCCCCAGAAAGCCTGTCAACAACTGGCTGGCAAACGATGCCCAACCCAACCCATAGCCTGCCCCCAGCAACGCCGACTTGGCACTCTGTCGTAGGTCTGGGTGGCTGTTCTTAGTCATGCCGGGGATGTTAAACATCTGGGACCCGAACTGTGCGTAGGCATCCTCACCGGAGCGAAAGATATTTAACAAGTCCTCATAGTCAGACAGCCACGCCAACACTCTCGGCTCGATCTGAGACAAGTCACCAGCCACCACGACGTGCCCTTCGGGAGCCATGATCGCTTCTCTTAGTAGTGATCGGCGTGATGCACTTGCGCGTTTGAGGTTCTGCATATTGATGGCACTCCCCTTGGAGGCCGTCCACCGCCCTGTGCCTGCGCCGTAGTAGCTGAGTGGTACTGGAAGTGTGCCTCGCTTTGCGATGTCAAGAAAACGCTGCGCTCGTGTTCGCTCAGTTGTAGACTTGACTCGCAGTCGTGCTTCACAAAGCAGTTTAACGTCGTCGTTGGAGCCGTTGAGTAGTGCTTGGAAGAGCGCGTCATTCTTAGCCAGTGCCAGTGTTTGCTTGCCTGTCGTCTTACTTGTCTTGTATGGTGCAGGGCAACCCATCGCCACCAATAAATCCGCAAACTTAGGGTTACTTGCCAGCGTTGAATCATCCACACCAAGGCGCTCCAATAAATCCTCACGAATAATCCTCTCTTCATCAATAGCCTGCGTTAATAATTCCTGATCTAAGATCAGTGTGGGTTCGGTGTACATCCTTAACGTCATATCAATTAGGCGCAGCTCTGACTTGGGGTAGCCTACCGATAGACGCGTGAATATTTCTTCGCAGAGGAAGACGTCGTGCTTACAGTACGCCGCAAGTTCTGCTTCGACTTCTTTAGAAATCTCGGACAGTCCGTCCGTGGAATGTACGGCTCGACCCTTCTCTGGTAATCCGAAGTCTGCTGCGAGTTTAGCAAGGCTATTTCCAACTTCCACACCTCGTAGAGCACGGGCCATACTGAGAGAATCAAAAATAAAGCTAGGACGAGCACCGTAAATCCAGTCCAAGATAGATACATCAAACTGAGCGTTATGAGCAAGTACGGCAACACGACACCAATCATACTCAGCGAGAACCGCAGGTAGGTCTTCATGATTGAACCATTGGGTTGGTTCGTCTGTGCCGTACTCATGTATACAGGCACCAAATGCTTTGAATCGTGGGTCACGGATATATTCCTCAGTTGTCATACGCGAGAGCGTGTACTCCTTGCTCGACCATCGCGTCTCGAAATCAATGGTCAAGATTTTTTCAAACGGCTTACTCACTTCTTCTCCTTTAAGTAACTCATCATCTCCGCGTTCATCTTCGCCTGCGCCCACTTCCCTATACCAATGCGGTTGCCGTTAATGACTGCTTCCCAATCGAAGTCAGCTTTCTTTTGTTTGGGCATGTTTAGCTTTCAACTCTTTAGGAACCTTTGGCTTTGGGCACCAACCTATACACGTGTCATCCCATACACCAATCACACATACCCCACCCGGATTCAATAACAACATGCTTGTACCCCGTGGCGGTGGATCGATGTCCGGATCGCGGAAGTACAGTTGATCGGTGGTGGCCTGTTGAAACTTATCCACCGTTCTTCTCCTTTAGCTTGGCTTCGATGGCACGAGCCATATCCTTAACAAGTACACTGTTTGAATTTTCAACAGCTTCGTATATCTCATCATCCGTCAGCCCAACCCATTCATCTTTAAATCGCGGCGCTTGGTAGCTACACTTGGGGCAGATGTACCACTGCCTGTGTTCAGTGTTTGCTTTTATCCATTTAGCTATTGTTTCCTGCGGCTCCGGTTCAGTCATCCCTGCCCCCGCTTCTCAAGATGAAACCTAATCCCCTATGCTGCCCCCTTGCGCGTAGCGCGTTAGCTCCTGCAATCAAACCCATGACCCATGTATCTCTAACAGGAACCATCGTAGTCTTTGAAAAGTCTTCTATCAGTTTGATACACGCCTCGCGCTCTGCTGCTGCGACTAAGGTGGCAAAACGTTCAATTTGCCCCATCGTCACAGGCACAGTCAGGTGCTCACGCTCAATAGGGCTGACCCACTGCGAATAAATGCCAGACCATCCAGCCTCATGCGCCATGCGGATAATGTCATCTCTAGTCATCCCTTCACCTCTCTCGCCTTCATCATTGCGTCTGCTACTGCATACGCCACTTCCGCTAATTTTGTTGGGCCATCACTACCTTCAAAAACTGGATGTGTGCCGTTTAAAACCGCGTCCCAAATTTGCGCGCCTGTCATAGCTTTCGCCGCAAAGTAATCACGTAACTCCATACCGTCGCTTCTAAAATTTGGAAATGCTCTCATCATATTCTCCTCTGGCACATGAACGCTTGATGATCTACGCGAAAGGCTCCTGAGTATTTACAGTCACCAATTACGCGGCTCTCTGTTTGTACTTGTCCTATCCATATTCCTAGTACAAACATAACTACTGCGGCTAATGACTTTGCCCATACTGCATTAATCCAAGCAAAGATTTTCTTATGGTCTATCGTCTCAATCATCAATTAAAGTTCTCCTTTGGTGGTGCATCGCGCATGTTTAAAAACTCAAAGTACCCTAACGCTCCTTGAATAATGTCGTACGTCTCCATGTCATTGCAATTAATAGTCAGTGCTTCTGTCATGGGTGCGTCAATGTGCGCGTACAAAATCACAGCTTGCGCTGCATCTTTAACATAGCAGTGCGAAAGTTTTTCAATGATGTCGCGGAAGTTATTGCGGTCATCTTCATCCATCTCTTCTATACGCTTGGCAAATTCTTTTGGATCAGACATACAAGTTTCTCCTTTAGTTCGTCGATGTTGGTTTCTCTGGCGACAAAAGTAAATCCTCCCGCGTCGTTGATTTTTGCAAGCTCTCGTTCTTGTAGCGCAGTGAGTACACCGCGACCTGCCTTACATTCAATAGCTACGAAACAACCATGAACACAGCCAACGACATCAGGGATACCGGCACGCCCGTAACCGTTAGCTGGGGGAAAGAAATAATAAACGTGCAGTTCATCAAGTAATTTTCTAACCTTCAATTTTACTTTAGCTTCAGGAGTTGCCACGCTTGCTCCATATAATCATAGCTAAACAAATTAGTAGTATTGCCGTGCCCATACCTACAAGGACGCCCCCTATAAACGTAAGAAACGCATACGTCTCCATTACACATACTCCTTTAACATATCCCTGATCTCTTCAATAGATAGCGGGGTTCTGTCGTAGATGGTTAAAATTAATCGAGCACTCAGTGCTCGTTGGCCTCGTCGCGTCATGCTCACTACTGTCTTGGAACACAACATAAAATCAGCTAAGTCAGCGTCTGTTTTTAATTTGTAGTTATCCGTCAAGTACTGAAACATTTTTAGTTCTTTAGCTATGTTGCGCACGAAATTCATGAGTCTGGCTTCCCTTTGATTAAGTCAATCAGTTCATCATGCGCTGCCATGCTGGTGTCTATCGTCTTGGCATCCAGCATTTCTTTGGCTACCTGATACACACGCGCAAGTAAGCGCAACATAATGGCCGCGTCTAAATCTTTTTGGTGACGTGGCATACCAGACAAATAGTCTGCGAGTTTGTTTGCTTCATCAACAATCATGCGGCTTCTCCCAAAAGAGTTTTAATTTTTTTATACAACGTCAACACCTGCGGGAAAGAAAGTGTTGACAGCACTTGCTCTGGGTCAAAGGCAGCGACAGGGGTAGCCACAGGCGCGGTAGTATGCGTACCCAACGCTGCGATGCCTTCCTTGGTGCTCTGCCTAGCTGCTTTCACGTAGGGGCGCTTGGACCGATTAAGGTGTACGATTTTCTTCTGCTTTGCTATAGCTGCTGGACTTTTTAATGGGGCGTACTCTGCTACCTGCGCTGAGAACTTCCCTTCGTCATCACGACGTATCAATCCTTGCCGTACCATCTGCGTTAGTAGTGAGCCAACGGATGACGGGTTGAATCCTCTAGCTTGCATTAAGCGTACTAGCTGCCCGTTTGTTTTACCCGGATTGTCTCGCACTGCGTTAAACGTTTCGCGTGTTACGTTGTTGGTTGGCTTGAATGTAGTGGAGCGTACATCTGGTTCTTGTTTATCGTCGTTCGCCCACTCGGTGATGGTGTCTTTCAATTCGTTGTTCTGCATCTGCTTCTCCGTTTCTATTTTGTTTAGTGCGTTTACTATTGCTGTGCGCAAATCACTCATGACTACCCCCTTATTAAGCGAGAGATTAGACGTTGAAAAAATGTTTCTTTGGGTGGTGCGATACCTAATAGTGCGTGTTGTAGTGCTAGTTCATCGGGTTCTAATGGTGGTTTAGGTGGTTCATAAAACCTACCAATCTTTACCTTGCCTGTATCGTACGGCGTAGGACGCATTGATGCCTTGGATATGACTGTTCCATCCATAGTATTCCCTCCTTTAAATTAGACAGTAAAACAGACCAGCTAGATTGTCAAGCTCTTGACAAACTCACAAGAGTTCAAGATACAACAATACCAACAACGCAGCTAACACTAGCGCACAGAATATGCCCAATGCCTCGTCAACATCCCAGTCATCCATGTGCTTCTCCTTTAATTTTATAGTCGTGGAACGAAATACCTAGTGCCGCATCCCCGCGTTCATGCGGTCGTCTCCAAAAGCGTTTGCCGTTGCGGTTGACTACCCAATGCCCACGTACCTCATGTAGTCTGGGGCTTGCGTGTGTACCGCCCTTGTGTGGTGCTGCTGGCTTAGATGGTTCAATAGTTACCGTGTGCCAATCATAGAACGGTTTCTTTCCCTGCCTTATACGCTTGGCATGGTTAGATCGTTTAATAGGCGTGTGCACCTCTATATTTTTCTTATCCAATACCTGCAACCATTCAACTAATAGGTTCATAGAGACGGTAACAGCTTCGTTCATCATCTCTTGGTTATTAAGAAACTCTGGGTGCTCACTAAGAAACTTCCCATCAATGGCTACCCGCACATCATCAATGGTTGCTTCGCTTTTGTTTAGGTGCCCTCCTGATATGTCAATCGTTAGTGAGGGGTTGAGTTGAAATAAGTGGTCATTCATAAATTTACAAAAACTTCTCATGCGAATGCACTCTTGCGTAGTGCCGTTCTCCACCTCTGCCATTGCTTTGTGCACAAAGAACGCATACTTATTTCCATCTACATCCAACCCCACAACAGCACACTGCTCGAACGGAAAAGGTTGTCGCAATAAATCAAGCGCGGTGTCTTCTACTAGTTCCTCTCTTTTTGCTTCAGATACATCAAACCATTTATAGTTCAACGCATCTTCTTTTATCGCACCGGACATCTCAGTTATAAGTGGGGTCATCACCGTCTCCGCCGTTGGTTAAGTCTACTTTTAATATCTCCCGTATCTCCATTGCTTTCAACGCGGGGTCTAAGCGGTCGCGTACCTCTCTCACGTTCACGGGCGACCTATTAAAAAACGCTGCGTGTAGTGCCTCATGTACCTCGCCTGCTCGTATATCCTCAAGCCGACGTTTGGTTATGGCTGCTTCTGTGTAACGTGATTTCTTTCTAGTCATTTGCTTCTCCTTAAAAAGGGGTCAACCTGACCCCATTATTGTTTACGCTACGTGCATCAAATCAAACAAGTCCAGCATGACATCATCGAAGTCTTGTGAATCTATCCCATCAATATCAAGTAACAATTCGTCCAGCGTTTCGTCGTCAATCATGCGCGGGTTCATATGCCGTATAGCTAACTCAGGGTCGTCAGGGTAGGCTACGGCAGCGACGCGGCGTAGTAGAGACGTATGCACCGTAGCTTTTCTTTTTGGTTGTCGTGGGTTTCCAATCAAACCCAAACCCTGCGTACCTATCTTTCGGGTCAGGCTGCGTGGGGTCACGCGACACTGGCAGGGACTCCCAATCCACCAACAAAACCGCCGAAGAAAGCTGTTGATAGTGAGAGATGTTGAGACTCTCCTGCTGACTGTGCTCGTGGTCATACCCTACGCTGATGTTGGTACACTCAGGGATATAGTCAACGAACTCAGCGGTGTCGGTGTACACGCCTGTGTCATCATTTAAGTGCATCAGGTTGTCGTTGGCTTTGCCCAACTCCAGACATAACGCTTCACCGAACGCATCAGAGCAGCACCTACCCCACCCCTGATGCGTGATGACGCTGTCAAGCCCACGCCTATCGAACGCTATCGCCCGATCAAACTGTTTCAATAGGTCTTGGTGCTTATCGCGCAAGTGTTTAGCCCCGATGCCGCCCTTCTCCTCGCCCTGCGTGAACACGTAGTACCCCGCCACCCCTGCGCAGATCATGTGCATGAGCAACGCAACACCCGCACCGTCATCCGCACCCAGCACGTCGCCCTTGGCGTACCACATATGTTTGGTTTTGCGTATCTTGTTCTTGCCGTCTTGTCTGTGTACCGTATCTATGTGGGCTACGAACAAAGTCTTACTCCCCTTGCCACGCGCATCAACGTGCAGGTTGCCGCACTCATCCAAGTGTGTGGTGTGTAGCAGGGGTTTAGGTAGTGTGTCGATCAAAAACAGCATGAAGTCACACACGCCCTTGCCCTTGTGTGGGCGCTTGACTGATAGGGCGGTGTGTAATACGTGCATGAGTACTGGTTGGTTAGTCATGGTTTATTCTCCTTCAGTTTGGAAAAGGCAAGCGTCAATGATGGGGTCGTATGAAGCAATGTCGGACTCGTAGCGGTGTATCTCATCCTCGTGTACGGTGATCTCGTCTTGGCTGTCGATGCAGCACAAGCGTATCGGATCGTCACTTGCATACCACTTGTCAGACACAAAGCATTGCCAGCAGTCATCGATCAACGCGTAATCATCGGTGTCCTCGCAATGCACAATCCGCTCGTCGTCGTGCATGTAGTAGTCGCCGTCAATACACACGGTGTTGTCACGCTCCTCATACTCACCGTCATACAGCTCAACGATGTCGTTGTCTGCTAAGAACTCATCGTGGTAGTAGTTGCCATTGACCTCGACCATATCATCGCGGTGTACGTAATACTCGTATTCATTACGCCCATGCACGTAGTAGTAGTCGTTCTCAAGGCATGAGTTACATACCGACTCGCCGTTGCCGTCATACGTAGAGTTCATCTCATCCTCATGGACACGATCATTACAGTCAGGACATACACATGCGTTTTGTTCTTGCGCCTCGCCGTTGGTCATGTCACACAACCACTCACCATCGTCGTCAATGATTAGCGTCTTGGTGTACTCGTCAACCCTGACGCTGCGATTCTGTCCGTCGATATATGGTGCGGTGGGTATGTCTTGCCCGTACTTTCTGAACGGTATGTAGCGCAAGCGTGTGCCTAACTGCCAACCCCTGACGTGCCTGTACCCCTGATCGTTGAGCCATGACTGCAAGTCCTCGTCTGCCCCTGAGTAGCCGTTCTCATTACGCCGATAGCTACGCACGAACGACTTGTCATTCTCGTTGACCAATGCCCGACCATCGACGCCATTGCCTACCATGCGCACTGCCAGACCCCAGCCCAGACCTGGCGCATAGACCCGATACGGATGTCCCTCGTCGCATCTATCGTCGGAATCATTCTCGTCAAACACCATGCACGACTTCGGGCCGCGCTGTAGCAGGTCGATCATCTGCTCCATGTCATGTGTGATCTTGAACGTTGACGCGCCGTACATACCGCACAAGTCACGTACCTCATGGTCTTTAAGGGTAGGGAAGTGTCGCGTTATGTACTTACCGACTGACGTTGCCGTCTGCCTGTTGTCGATGCCATGCTGCTCGTTGCGGGTGTAGGCGATCTTGCTTGTGTCGTTTGATACGCTGACATGCGGCCACTCAAGAACTAACTGATGCCAGTCGGCTGGCGGTGCAAGCATGACTGCTTTCTGAATGACGGGGTGCATGCTGTAGCGTTCCTGTTCCCTGACGTGCCAACTGCGATGATGCTTTTCTGATAGATGGGTGTAGTACACACGCTGTATCGCTTGGGCTGCTGCCATCATCCAATCCCAACGGTCAACGCCGTTGTATTCGTATGTGTTCATGTGCTTCTCCTTTGGTTATCGGGTCAGGCTGACCCGTTTATTTATCAAGTACTACTTCTTCTGGTACTTCCACATCGTCACCTAGTTTGCTTGCCACGTAGCAGCGCATGGCTGCAATCAATGGGGTCATGCCGGTGTTGGGTATGTGTTGATCTTGTTTGTATGCGTTCCATATCTCATCAGGCACAAGCTCTATGCGTTCGCGCTCGATGATCTCCCCGCCTATCCACCAACTTACTGATGGCGTGTACCCTGTATAAAACGCAGGTGCTGCGATGTTGTGTTTCATTGGCTCATGTAAGTACACGAACGGATACCGATCAAGCCCGTCTGCATGACCACGCTCAAACGAACTGCCTAGTATTGGGTTTAACCCCTCGCATTGCGCGACTGCCCAGTCAAGGGCAGCGCCTGTTAGTTCATTGGTTTTCATTTGCTTCTCCTTAGTTATAGAACGACTATGTACTTGGACAACACTTCAAACTCTTCTTCTGATACTTCTTCATACCCATCGTTAAAGATCAGCGTGTGCTCACACCACCAACCTTCTTGGTCAGCGTCCCAATTACCCTCACCACGCCATCCCCTTGCTGTCTCGTCGGCGTACTCATGTGGGTCGCCTTCGGTTTTGAATACGTACTCTGTCGAGTACTCAAAACCGTCGTTGAATTCCTCGATCTTGCCTATGTAATATTTCATTCTTTTTCTCCTTTGGTTATCGGGTCAGGCTGACCCGTTCATAGTATTCACACGTTGCCGCATACATCTGGGCTTGCCTGTCATGCGTTTTGTTTTCTTCTGCTACCCCAGATTGAAACGGCACGACTACCATGCTTTTGGCGTTGCATAGCAAACGCACATGGAAATACCCATCATGCACAGACCGTTCGCAATTTCTACATGACTTCATTTGCTTCTCCTTTGGTTGGTAAGTGCCTCTCAAACAAATCCTCGAACGCCTCATAGATACGGCGCTGGTTCCATGAGTCAGCGTACAGGTACGCTTCGGCTAGACGGCTTGCAAACCCGCCGCCTACTTTCTTCATGTGTATTGCTGCTGCGTGTTGTTGGTCTTGGTTCATTTACTTCTCCTTTGGTTGTTGTGCCTGATTAGCGGGTCAGGCTGACCCGTTTTTAAGTAACTCGTGTAATTGCCCCTTGTATAAATAACCCGTGCCATGTGTGCGGTATGACGTCGTTCGGTTTCATTGTCTCCATGATTCGCAGTGCCTCGCGCATCTGGGCTACCCGTTTCAATCTCACGGGGTTGGCTGGGTCTGCCCGTAGGTCACGCACTTCAAACGCTAACTCCTTCTCGGTGCGCTGGCGTAAGCGGTTGACTAACGGGTTGCCTTTGTCCGGTCGCCTCGTTCGTGGGAAAGGTAGCTTGCGTTTAGCCCTCGGCGTATGTGGGATGGCGTTGAATAGGGTAATGATCTTGGTTTTGATATGGGCAGGAACCCAATCCGTCCAATGCAGCCCGTTGTTGGGCAGGTCTTTCTTTCGGGCGTACTCGCTGGGTGTGACGCCACTCTCGGCGTGATCTTTGATTAACGTCTCTACCTTCTCGATCACTGCGAGGTACGCTTCAAAGGCAAACTGTCTGGACTCGAGATTTTGTACGGATTGATACCGCATACCCATGCGCACGTTGTTCTTTTCGTAAACCAAGTCACGCACTAACGCTTGCCACAATTTTTTGTGGTGCGTACGCCTTATTTTTTCTGAGCGATTAGATTTTTTTGCAGCCATGATGCGGTCGCGCTCAGAATCACGCAGCTTTTTATTAGGGAACTTTTGTTTCAATACACTGTCAAGTTTGCTCACTCGTGCGGTGGCTAAATATTTGTACATGATTACACGCCTTTCTGCTGTTAACTATCTTGTAAGTATCCATGACTACACGTTTCGGGCAGTTTTTTGGACAGCTAAAAGCCAAGCATAGCATAGGTTTTAGGGGTGGTATCCGGTTTATATATCTTTTTTAAAAAATACTAAAGCACAAACCTGCCAACCTTGTCTTACGGACAGCCGACTGCCCACCCTTATATATAAATATTTCCCTATATATATATTTATTTAAAAAGATATATAAAACGGATACCAGTGCTGGATTCTAGGACTGGCGCGGGTTTCGACTGTCCAAAAAACGGGCCAAGGCGTGTAGTCTTGGATACCTCGAGATTTTGTAAAAAACGGGTCAGCTTGACCCGCTTTCCCACTTCGCGTCGATCACCCCTGCGTAGTACTCATGTGTGAAGGCGTGTTCGTTCATTGAACGCAAGGTTACAAAGCCTTCGCTGCTTGGCTTGTGCGGCGGTCTGGCATCGACCAGTATGTGCGCATCGTTTCTGAAGTCATGCACTACCTCACCTACGCGCAGTTCTTTGCCTGTGGTTTTGCTGATTAGTTTGAGCATGATTAGTTCCCTCTCAATGCGCGGTTGATTTTGTTGGTGATGATGACGGTTCCGAACACAAGGCAGATGAGATACAGCCACATCCCTTCGGGTATGAGATGGATTAGGGCGATGGTTAGCAGTATGCCTGCCACTATTGAGCCAACGATATCGGCTATGTATTGCTTTTGGTTTTCGGTCATGATGATTCTCCTTTGGTTAGATTGATTTGACGTTTAAGTAGTGCTCGGCTTGATCTTCGTAGGGCATAACGAAAGCGCAGATCGCGGTTCCTTTGAAGTCATAACGCGCCATGTCACCGTAGTCACCGTTGATGCGGGCGGATAAGCCCATTTCGCTACTGACTTTTCGTATTGCGCCTTTGAAGCTAGACGCATGAACTTTGAAGCGTTTCACCCAGCAGTAGTTTGCTTCACCTGCGTAGGTGTCGGTTACTTCAACAAAGAAGATTGATTTTGTGTTTTGCATGGTGATTTTCCTTTGGTTAGATTGAGTACTTGCCGTTGTTGAGTTTTACTTGCGCTCCGAGTTTCTTTAGTGCCGCTTGGAATGAAATGTCAGAGACGCGCATTGTTCGGTAGCCTCTGCGAAAACTTGGGTGAAAGAACTTGTTTCCTTCGTGATACGCGCCGTTTAGCAGTAACTCTATGATTTTTTGGCTATTCATGGATAAATCTCCTTTGGTTAGACATGGAATGAAACAACGGCTCGGCTCCCCGCTTGCACCGCCTTGAAATTCCATCGGGTCAACGTGACCCGATGATTACGCTACAGCTTTCAAAAACTTCTTTTGCTCGGCTTTCGACATTTTGTTGAATGCAGCCAATAGCTTCGCAACGGCATCGACTTCCTTCTTGCCGCTCGACGCTGCCGGTTCGTCGCCCTTCAATGCAGCCATTACTCGGCGCACTTTGGTTTTCAGTAGTTCGTACTGTGGATGCTTCGAGTCAAGCGCAACAACGCCGCGCCATTCATCCGACCATCCTTTGCCGTTCGTGGTGGCTTGGCATACCGCTTTAATGACGTAGGGGCGCTGTAGCTCTGCCGTATCTAATCCGAGCGAGTGTAGCTCGATGACTAACGTGTCTGATTGCTTGAGATATGCAGCAACGATGGTATTAACTTTGGATTGTGTTGATGTAGTCATGGTGTAGCTCCTTTGGGTTAGTTATGTGCCGAATCAGCACAATTTCACTATAGCATTACCCCTTTTTGATCGGCTTAAACCCTAGTATCTAAGCCATATTCGGGTCATTTCGACCCTATTTCTGACCTGATTTGGCTATCCCCTGACCCCCACCCTACCCCCACCCACCCAAATAGAAGACAGGGGGGGTCGTCCATACTGAACACTGTTTCACAACCATGCTCAATACTTCAGTTATCACTTATACAATATGCCCTACCCCACATTATTTTCTACAAAATCTCAAACACCTTGTCTAAACTTAGACATACACAGACAAAAAAATCCCCCAGCCGTGACTGAGGGACAAAGTTCGCTGACGCGAAGGAGAAGCAAATGTAAGCGTTGCCGCTTGCACACTTGCAAAGTTAAATATACACTGCGTCCAACGTGGTTGCAAGGGCCAACGCGATGTTAGAACACCTGATTGATTTTGAACCCGAAGTCGAGGGCACATCCTCGGGCTTTGTCTCGCTTGAAAAATCCGACCCGGCTACTGCCGTGGACGCTAAGATAAGTACGACCGACTGGCTTAAAGAACTCGGCGCTGTAGGCGACGAAGTAGCAACCGAGCTAGACGCTAAAGCTTCACGTGAAACATTTAGTAGTTTAATAACTGCACAAAACCCAGATCATACCCATGCTGCGCTTGCCCAAGTAAAAACTCCGGCAGCAGTACAACATCTGGTAGGCATGTTAACCGCGTACGATTGGGAATTCGTAGAACGCGCTAAAGAACTCCGTGGTTACACGGTAGCTAAAATTTTGGAAGAGACAACGCATCCCACCGCGTCCGTCAGACTAAAAGCCTTGGCCCTTTTGGGTAAGGTCACAGAGGTTGGCTTGTTCACCGAGAAGATCGAGATCAAAAAGACAGAGCTGTCCGATTCAGAACTGGACGCTAGGATCAAAGAGAAGCTGGGGAAAATGGCTAAGATCGTGGAGATTACTGATGTCACAGACATTATTGAGAATGTAAAAGACACTGGTCAAACTTTAGACATGGATCAGGAGGAGCATGAAAGCAGTCCTGAGTCCTGAAGAAATCAAAGCCCTTCAACGCGTATTGCCTAGCCTAAACCCTAGAGAGAAAGCCGAACTACTGGCCGATTTGGAAGAACGCGCAGCCAGAGCCAGTAAGATCATTGGGCAAGATTCCATGCTTGGGTTTGCAACGCATGTGTATCCGGGATTTAAAATTGGCCCCCACCACAAGAAGCTCTCCAAGATATTTGAGTCGGTGATTGCGGGAGAGAAGAAGCGGGTAATTATTAATATTGCACCGCGTATGGGTAAGTCGGAGTTTTCCTCTTACCTGTTCCCAGCGTATTTCCTTGGCAAGTTTCCAGACAAGAAGATCATCATGGGAACGCACACGGCCAGCCTTTCCGAAGATTTTGGACGACGAGTCCGTAACTTAATTGAGTCCGATGAGTACCACGATTTATTTCCCCACACACGCATTGCCGACGATCAGAAGGCAGCAGGTAAATGGTCTACGGGCGCAGGGGGGCAATATTATGCCGCAGGTGTTGGCGGTGCTCTTGCCGGTCGTGGTGCTGATCTTTTTGTTATTGATGATCCTCACTCTGAGCAGGACGTTAAGTCAAATTCACGATTGGCCTTCGATACAGCGTGGTCTTGGTTTCAAACCGGCCCATTGCAGCGTCTCATGCCCGGCGGGGCAATCATAGTTATTATGACTAGGTGGTCGTTGCTCGACCTAACGGGGCGCTTAGTAGATTACCAAACGCGAAACCCCGAAGCTATACCGTGGGAAATCGTTGAACTGCCAGCCATCCTTAATCAGGACGAAGAGAACGAGAAGTCGCTCTGGCCGGAGCAGTGGCCGTTGGAAGCCTTAAAGAAAACCAAAGCGTCGATTGACCCTAGGTACTGGAACGCCCAGTACATGCAGCAGCCTACCTCGGAAGCCTCGGCAATTATTGCCAGACGGCACTGGCGCATCTGGGAGAAAGACGATCCACCGAAATGTGAGTACATCATCCAGAGTTGGGATACGGCGTTTGAGGCTAAGACTACCGCTGACTATTCTGCTTGCACAACGTGGGGAGTGTTTTACAATGAGGAAGAACGGGACGAGCCGCAAGTGATTCTGCTGGACGCGTTTAAAGACCGTATGGACTTTCCAGAATTAAAACAAGTTGCGCTACGACACTATAAGGAGTGGGAACCGGATGCCTTCGTTGTGGAGAAAAAGGCCGCAGGCGCACCCCTCATCCAAGAAATCAGAGCAATGGGCATCCCCGTCCAAGAGTTCTCCCCCAGTAGAGGAAACGACAAAATCGTCCGAGTCAACGCTATTGCAGACCTATTTACTTCTGGTAAAGTCTGGGCACCAGACACCCGATGGGCACGAGAAGTAATTGAGGAAGTAGCAGCCTTCCCGGTTGGCGAACACGACGATTACGTAGACACGACTTCTCAAGCACTCCTGCGCTTTAGGCAAGGGGGCTTTATTTCGCTTGAATCAGATGATCGGGACGACAAAATTTATTCACCGCGCAGAGCGGCTTACTATTAAGGAGCCAACATGGCTATCGACAAAGGGCTATATCAAGCCCCCCAAGGATTAGCATCAATACCAGACGGGGAAGAAGCAATTGAGATCGAGATTGTTGATCCCGAAGCGGTAAGCATCTCGGGTCCGGGGTTTGAAATAGAACTTGCCAAAACCGAAGCTTCGGAAGAATTTAACGAAAATTTGGCAGAAACGCTTGAAGATGGCTTTTTGTCGGAGCTTGCTGGCGAGTTGGATTTTGATATTACTAACGACAAAGGCTCCCGTAAAGAATGGGAGAAAGCCTATGTTAATGGCTTAAAGCTTTTAGGTTTGCAGATTGAGGAACGAACCGAGCCGTGGTCTGGTGCGTGTGGCGTGTTCCATCCGATGTTAACCGAAGCAGTTGTGCGCTTTCAATCTGAGTCGATAACTGAGACATTCCCAGCCCAAGGGCCGGTGCGTACCAAAATTATTGGTAAAGAAACGCCAGAGGTAAAAGAAGCCGCGATACGCGTAGAAGAAGACATGAACTTTGAGCTTACTGAAGTCATGACGGAGTATCGCCCAGAACATGAGCGCATGTTGTGGAGTTTGCCAGCTACAGGTTCAGCCTTTAAGAAAGTGTATTTTGATCCAAACATTGGCCGTCAAGTGGCGATGTTCGTGCCAGCAGAAGATGTGATTTTGCCTTATGGCACTACGGACTTAGATACGTGCTACCGCTTAACGCACGTCATGCGCAAAACCAAGAACGACATTATTAAGTTGCAGCAGGGTGGGTTTTATATCGACATGGAGTTGCCAGACCCATCCAAAGCAACCGAAGAAATTCAGAAAGCCAAAGATAAAGAAAGTGGGTTCTCGGACTTAAACGACGACCGTTACACGTTATATGAGTGCCACGCTGACTTGGTCATTGAAGAAGATAAGTACTGCGATAAAGATGACGATGGCGAGCCTACAGGGATTGCGCTGCCGTACGTGGTGACTTTAATTAAAGGCACAAACACCATACTGTCTATCCGTAGAAACTGGAGAGAAGACGACAAGTTAAAACTCAAGCGTCATCACTTCGTGCACTACCAGTACATCCCCGGCTTTGGTGCGTATGGCTTTGGTTTGTTTCACTTAATAGGCGGTTTTGCAAAAAATGCGACGAGCCTGATGAGGCAACTCGTTGATGCAGGCACACTGTCCAATCTACCCGGCGGTCTTAAATCACGCGGACTTAGGATCAAAGGCGACGATACTCCGATTGCTCCGGGTGAATGGCGAGACGTTGATGTAGCGTCAGGCAGCATACGGGACTCTATACTTCCGCTGCCATACAAAGAACCAAGCACCACGCTATATAACTTACTCAATACAATTGTTGACGAAGGCCGTCGGTTTGCAGCGACTGCGGATATGAAAGTATCCGATATGTCGGCAAATGCGCCTGTGGGTTCTACACTAGCTATTCTTGAACGTCAGCTTAAAGTAATGACGGCAGTGCAAGCACGTATGCACTACACGCTAAAGCGTGAGTTCAAATTAATTAAAGAAATTATTCGTGATTACACAGACCCTAAGTACGAATACGATCCAGAGTACGGCACAAAGAAAGCCAAGCAGGAGGATTACGACAAGGTTGATTTAATCCCCGTGTCGGACCCGAATGCGGCCACGATGTCGCAGCGTGTTGTTCAGTATCAGGCAGTCATTCAAATGGCACAGATGGCACCAGACATCTACAACCTGCCAGAACTACACCGCTCGATGTTAAATGTGCTGGGTATTAAGAACGCAGAAAAGCTTGTACCGCTAGAAGATGATATGAAACCAAAAGACCCTGTGTCTGAGAACATGTCGCTTTTGCGCTGTGAGCCAGTGAAAGCGTTCTTTTATCAAGATCATGAATCGCACATTAAGGTGCACATGACCGCAGCACAAGACCCAGTAATTCAACAGTTGGTAGGACAAAACCCCAAAGCACAGCAAATTATGGCGGCATTAGCAGCGCACGTTTCAGAACACGTAGCGTATGCGTATCGTCAGAAGATCGAGCAGCAGTTGGGTATGCCATTACCTCCTGAAGCAGAAGAGCTATCTCCAGAAATGGAAACAGCCTTATCAGGCATGATGGCTCAAGCCGCACAACAAGTACTACAGCAGAATCAAGCACAAGTTGCGCAGCAACAAGCACAACAACAAGCACAAGACCCGTTAGTACAGTTGCAGCAACAAGAGATGCAGTTGAAACAAGCTGAACTTGCTATTAAAGAGAAGAAGCTCGCTGTTGATGCAACAGCCCAAGCCGACAGATTGGACTTGGAGAAACAACGTCTGCAACTACAAGCGCAAGAATCCAAAGCCAAATTGGAAGCGCAAGATGAGCGTGAAGGCGCTCGTATGGGTATTGAGCTAATGCGGGAAAAAGAACGAATTGAACTACAACGCAGACAAGCATCGGTACAACACATCCAGAGTATTCGCCAATCAAGCGGAAAAAATCAACCGAAGGGAAACCCTGAAAAATGACGGACAACTTCGCAAGCGTACTGCGCGACAAAATACGCAAAGACATGAACGAGTACACAGATGACATGGCAGGCGGCATCTGTAGTGACTACGCCACGTATCAAAAACTCTGTGGGGTTATACAAGGTCTTGCCCTTGCAGAGCGACATTTACTTGACCTTGTAGAAGCACAACAGAAAGGCGACGAAGACGATGAGCGATCTACTTTTACCTCCGGGGGTTCAAATGCCGGAACCAATTCAGCAGCTCGACGAACCCAACGAGGAAATCTCTATTGAAGAACGTGGCCGCATGCTCCCACACCCTACTGGGTGGAAAATTCTTTGCGGCGTTCCTGAAGTATCGGATAAGTTTGAAAATTCCGAGCTTATCAAAGCACAAGCACTTATTAGGGCAGAAGAACACACCACAACGGTGCTGTTTGTGCTGAAAGTTGGCCCTTTGGCATATAAAGACGAAGCCAAATTTAATGGGGTGCCTTGGTGCAAAGAAGGCGATTTTGTTTTGACTCGTGCATATTCTGGCACAAGGTTCAAAATTTACGGTCGGGAGTTCCGACTGCTAAACGACGATCAGATTGATGCCGTCGTAGATGACCCACGCGGAATTACCCGCGCTTAATAGGAGATATACATGAGTGATTATAAATTTCCTGATGAACAAGACGATGATGTCAAAGCTTCACAGGACGATGGCGTCATAGCCGTTTCAGATGATGTTGAAGTTGAAATAGTTGACGATACCCCTGAAAAAGACAGAGGCCGTAAGCCTTTGGACAAGGATATTGCTGACCCAACTGACGACGAGATCGAGAATTACTCGGATAAAGTACAGGCTCGCATCAAAGAACTGACGCATGCGCGGCATGATGAGCGCAGAGCTAAAGAAAACTTGTTGCGGGAAAGACAAGAGATGGAGCGACTGCTCCAATACATGGCGGATGAGAACAAAAAGCTCAAGCAGACCGTCAATACAGGCCAAGAATACGTTATTTCTTCGGCAAAAGACTCCGCCGATGCACAGCTTCAAGCTGCACGGAGGCAATTAAAGGATGCGCAGGAGTCATTTGACACTGATGCCATTATTGCTGCCCAAGAAGCCCTTACTGATGCAAAAATGCGGCTGCAACAAGTCCATAACTACCGGCCTACCCCTTTACAAGAAGATGAGGAACCGGTACAAAGACAACAATTACAGCAATACCAACAACCCGAACCAGTTGCCGACGAAAGAACCCTGCGCTGGCAGGCAAAAAACCAGTGGTATGGGCAACCGGGTTTTGAAGAGTACACCAGCTACGCACTAGGGCTGCACCACAAACTAGTCAACGCAGGGGTTGACCCGCGCACAGGCACATATTTCGAGCAAATAGACGCTCGCCTAAAAAAGACGTTCCCCGAACTATTCGGCGCGAGCGGTGATTCTTCGTCAGAACCTTCGAGAAGCAAACCTGCATCTATTGTTGCGCCAGCGACTCGTTCGACTGGAACAAAGAAGATTCAGCTTACGCCTAGACAAATGGAGCTAGCTCGTAAGTATGGATTGACCTTGCAGCAGTATGCTGCCGAAGTTGCTAAATTGGAGAAACAAAATGGCTAATAATCGTACCCCTCGTGATTTAGCATCACGGGATACCCTCTCACGCGCTGTATATGTTCCACCGTCAGCATTACCTGATCCGACTCCTGAGCCGGGCTGGTCGTACCGTTGGGTAGCAACACACATTAACGGACATCCGAATCCACATTATTCACTGCGTATGCGTGAAGGTTGGGTGCCAGTTAAGGCAGAAGATCACCCGGAGCTAATGCTCCCGGCTAATGCTAACGGTAATGTCGAACATGGCGGGCTGATGCTTTGCAAAATGCCCGAAGAAAAAGTTGTTGTACGTAATGAGCATTATCAGCGGCAGTCAGAAAGCAACATTGAAGCCGTTGACAATACTTTAATGCGCCAAAGTGATGCTCGTATGCCTTTGTTTAATGAACGAAAGTCTACAACATCGTTTGGTAAAGGTAACAAGTAGTATCTTTATTAACTAGGAGTAAACATGGCTTATCCGACTGTAAACGCCCCCTACGGGCTAATACCGATCAATTTGATCGGCGGTCAGGTGTTTGCTGGCGCAAACCGGCACCTCCCGATTGCAAGTGGCTACAGCACCGCTATTTTTTACGGTGACATAGTCAAATTTAATACCACTGACGGCACTATTGTTAAAGAAACAGGTACGTCTACTGTTTCCGCAAATGGTGTTGTTGGTGTGTTTCTTGGCTGTACTTACACCAATCCTTCGACTGGTCAGAAGCTGTTCGCTCAATCGTACCCATCGGGCGGCGTAGTGGCTTCGGATATTGAGGCTTATGTAGCTGATGATCCTGACCAATTGTTCAAGGTTGCTGTAACTGGTGGTTCGACTTCGTCCACCATTACTCCGATTGCGGGCACGATTCTTGGCAGCAACATGGGTATTTCGCAACCTTCTACAAACACCTCTATTTCGGGTAATTCGAATATTGGTGCGTTCAACGCAGCAGACAGCACTGTATTTACACTGCCTTTGCGTGTCGTTAGCCTCGTTTATGAAACAACTAATTCGTCTGGTAACTACAGCGAAGTTATTGTTAAATGGAATATGCCATACATCACTTTGGCTGCGGGCACTCCGAACGTCGTGTCGTATAACGGTGGTCATTCGTATCTAAACCCGAACGGTCAGTTCAATGTTTAATGGAGTTAAATAATGGCTATTTCACGCGCACAACTACTGAAAGAGCTGCTCCCCGGCCTGAACGCCTTGTTCGGTCTGGAGTATGCCCGTTACGGCGAAGAGCACAAGGAAATCTACGAAACAGAGACTTCCGAGCGTTCGTTTGAAGAAGAAACCAAGCTGTCTGGCTTTAGTGCCGCTCCCGTTAAAAACGAGGGTAGCGCAATTGCTTATGACAACGCGCAAGAAGCTTGGACTGCACGATACAACCACGAGACTATTGCCCAAGGCTTTTCAATCACTGAAGAAGCGATTGAAGATAACCTGTACGACTCACTGTCACAGCGTTATACCAAGGGTCTGGCTCGTTCGATGGCTTACACCAAGCAAGTTAAAGGTGCGTCTATCCTGAACAACGGCTTCACTAATTCCGCTGCATACTACGGCGGCGACGGTGTACCTCTGTTCTCGGCTAGCCATCCTTTGGTTTCTGGTGGCACCAACAGCAACATCCCATCAACTCCTGCTGACTTGAATGAAACTTCGTTGGAAAACGCAGTTATTCAAATTGCAGCTTGGACTGATGAACGCGGTCTGTTGATTGCTGCTCGTCCACGTAAACTGATTATCCCACCAGCACTGCAATTCGTTGCAACCCGTCTGTTGGAAACCAGCCTGCGTGTCGGCACTAACGACAATGACATCAACGCCATTAAGAACAATGGCTCGATCCCAGAAGGCTACGCGATTAACCACTTCTTGACCGACACAAACGCATGGTTCCTGACCACTGACGTTCCAAACGGCATGAAGCACTTTATCCGTTCACCTTTAGGGCAATCAATGGATGGCGACTTCGATACCGGTAACGTACGTTACAAGGCTCGTGAGCGTTATTCGTTTGGTTGGTCTGATCCTTTGGGCATGTACGGCTCACAAGGCGCGTAATAAGAAGAGGGGCTTTACAGCCCCTCTTTTTTACTATATAAAGTATTAAATCCGGGGGTTTCCCGGCGCTTACGAACAGGCCCCCCGCCTGACGACATGCAGATCGTTTGCGCTTAACTCGCATGTGAGGACAACTCAAATGGCATTATCAACTACCCAAAGCATCTGGCGCTCGGGCGGCGGCGACAACACTCGCACTGCTTATTGTGGTTCTGGCGTCATGGCTGCTGAATTTTATTTTGACCCAACACTTGTAAATACCACAACCGCAAAAGTTTCTTCGGCTGCTGGCGCACCTGCGCTTATTCTTCCTGCTGGAGCGGTAATTACAGCTATCCAATTTAATGCTTTAGGCACTGGTGGGACAACCCCAACAATGGACATGGGCTTTACGCTCTATACCACTGGCACAGCATCTCCAACCGCACTGATTGATAACTACGCTGCCGATGCTGGCAAGAAACAAGTTGTATGGGGCGACAGTGGTGCTGGTACTTCGTTGGGCACTATTATGTCAGCTACTGAGTTGGTCTATATCACTGGCGGCGCTAATACTGGCGATGCGCCTACTGGCGGTACTGTTTCTGGTCGTGTTCTGTACTACGTTACCGATCCGCTGGTTGGTCAGCAAAACGTCTAATAAGGAGGCATCACCATGATGCAAACAGACGTTAAGAGTGTTTATGCTACAGGGGCAGCAGCCAATGCGTATGCTGCTCCTACGCGGGTTAAGGGCGTCTACATGGACTTGTCCGGTGCAGGCGTTCTTGAGCTGTCGGATGGCGCTTCTGGAGCTGTGCTCTTGAAGTTAACTACCGCAGCTACACCAACACAAAACCCTGTATATGTGCCAATCCCCGGAGAAGGTATTCGCTTTAGTACAAGTGTGTACGTTAAAACATTAACTAACATTACTGGCATAACGGTGTTCTATGGCTAATGCAAAAATCTCTGCTTTACCAGCAGCGGCTACCCCACTAGCCGGAACCGAAGTACTTCCTATTGTTCAAAGCGGGGTTACAGATAAAGTTTCTGTAGCCAATTTAACCCTTGGGCGTACGGTAGATACTGGCAATCTTATTGTTACGGGTACCGCTAACGTAAGCGGAAATTTTGTAGTTGCAACTAACAAATTTGCAATTATTGCATCTACAGGCGATACGGCTACAGCAGGCACTTTTGATTGTGATGATGACTTTTCGGTATCAACTAATAAGTTTAATGTCGCGGCAGCCACTGGAGATACTACGGCTGCCGGTACGTTTGGCGTAACAGGACTAACAACGTTGACTGGTGGTTTGGCAGGAGGTATTCAATCTTTATCCGGCCCCGGCGCAGTTAATATAACAACGCTGACAACAAACTTTACGAGTACTGCTACGGGTAACGCATTAACACTGGCTAATGGTTCTACGGGGCAAGTTAAAACAGTCATTTATATAGCTGAAGCTGCTGGCGGAGATACAGGGGTATTAACGCCAACCAATCGTTTGGGGTACGCATCAATTACGTTTAACGCGATTGGTGACACGGCGACATTGCAATACACAGGCGCTGCTTGGGCAATTTTGGCTGTTAATGGTGCAACTATTACTCCTTAATAACTATGGCTAAATCACCAGCATGGCAGAGGAAAGAAGGCAAGAACCCAAAGGGTGGCTTAAACGCCAAAGGACGGGCGTCTTACAACGCAGCCAATCCGGGGAAACCCGGTTTGAAAGCCCCTCAACCAGAAGGTGGTTCACGGAAGAAATCATTCTGTGCCCGAAGTGCTGACATGGTAGACGAGATACAAACTGCTAGAGAGCTTGCAACGCATGCTAACGACATAAAGCATTTGCAAGATGATATGGATGCAATGAAGGAAGATATTGCAGCTATTCGTGCGTCTTTGGAAAGCATAAACAAAACACTCTCTGAAGCTAAAGGCGGTTGGAAAGTCTTGATGATGGCAGGCGGAGCTATAAGTGCTATCACGGCTATCGTTGGTTTCTTTACAGGAAAGATGACTAGCTAATGCCAACAGTTAGTGCAAAGCAAGAACGGTTTATGCAAGCCGTGGCTAACAATCCTAAATTTGCAAAAAAAGTAGGTGTGCCTACAAGTGTAGGTAAAGAATTTACTAAATCAGGAGGTGGTATGGCTTCGAAAATGAATCCCGGCTTCATGGCAATGATGAAGAAAAAAGCAGGCGACAAGCCTATGAAAAAAATGGCTGCTGGCGGCATGACCGCAATGGGCAAAGTTAAAACTGCTGCTCCTAGCCGTGACGGTATTGCAGAAAAAGGCAAAACCAAAGGTAAGATGATTACTATGGCTGGATCAAGCAAAGGCATGAAGTACGGCGGTAAGTGCTAATAGGAGATTGTTATGGGGGATAGAAATAAAGACCCAGTGGTTGAGATCGAACAATTACCTTATATGGGTAAGCCTAAAGATACCCAACGCGAGAAAGAAGAAAAAAGGTACTCAAAATCAGAACCGGTTACTTCGGGGGGTAGAGTAACTCCAAAAGCTCCTCCGCATTTAAAAAAAGGCGGTAAGGTACGTTCTGCTTCGCAACGTGCAGACGGTGTCGCCCAACGTGGGAAAACTAGAGCATGAGAGCCTCGCGTGGTATGGGGGCAATTAACCCTTCCAAAATGCCCGGCGGGAAGAAGAAAGCCCGTCGGGATGACACCGACTTTACTCAGTATAAAGAAGGTGGGAAGGTTAATGCAGCAGGTAATTACACGAAACCTAGTCTTCGTAAGAAGATTGTTTCTCAGGTAAAAGCCGCAGCAACTCATGGCACCGGTGCAGGTCAATGGTCAGCGCGTAAAGCACAGCTTGTGGCTAAGAAGTACAAAGCAGCAGGCGGGGGCTACAAAGATTGAAAGCGCCACAGCAAAGCTTGAAAGCTTGGGGGGATCAGAAATGGCGAACCAAAAGCGGAAAGCCATCGTCAAAGACAGGAGAGCGGTATCTCCCAGAAAAGGCGATCAAGGCGTTAAGCCCAGCCGAGTATGCTGCCACTACGAAGGCAAAGCGGGCAGGGAAAGCAGCAGGAAAGCAGTTTGTAGCACAACCTAAAACCATAGCTAAGAAAACCGCAGGGTTTAGATAACAGATGACCACATCAGGAACAGCTTCGTTTAATCTTGACCTCAACGAGTACGTAGAAGAAGCTTTCGAACGTGCTGGGGGAGAGCTGCGCACTGGCTACCATTTGCGTACAGCCCGTAGGTCGATGAACTTGCTGTTTGCGGATTGGGCTAATCGTGGCGTCAACATGTGGACGTTCGAACAGAACACCATTACTTTAGTACAGGGGCAACCAACTTATGCACTTCCTGACGATACTGTTGATTTACTCGATCATGTTATTCGTACTAATGCCAACGTCCCCAATAACCAAGCGGATTTAACGATTACCCGGATCAGCATGCCTACGTATGCCACGATCCCAAATAAGTTAACTCAAGGCCGTCCAATCCAAGTTTGGGTGCAGCGATTGACAGGCGGGGTTTCAACACTAGCAGGAACAGTAGCGGCTAATATAACTTCTGCGGCCACAAGCATTCCAATTTCTAGTTTGGCAGGCGTCCCCAACGCAGGCTTTGTGCAAATTGGTGCCGAATTAATTGTGTTTAACGAAGTGCAAGCAGCCAGCGGAGCTACTCCAGCCTACCTTTTAAACTGCGTTCGAGCACAAGACGGCACTACGGCAGCAGGGCATTCGGCAGGCGACACTATTAAGTACGTACAGAAACAAAGCATAACTGTCTGGCCTACGCCAGATTCTGCGTATACGTATCAGTTTGTTTACTGGCGCATGCGCCGTATTCAGGATGCAGGCGCGGGTGGTACCAAGACTATGGATGTGCCGTTTAGGTTTATGCCTTGCTTGGTAGCAGGCTTGGCGTATTACATAGCACTTAAAATTCCAGAAGGTATCTCGCGGTTAGAAATACTGAAACAACAGTACGACGAAGCTTGGCAGACAGCAGCCAATGAGGATCAAGAACGTGCAGCGGTTAGATTCGTGCCGCGTCAGATGTTCATAGGGGGCGGTACGTAATGGGTAATAGGTTTGCGTCAGGCAAGAATGCGATTGCGGAGTGTGATCGCTGTGGGATGCGCTATAAACTGACGCAACTGAAAAAAGAAGTAATTAAGACCAAGACATATAACCTTTTGGTCTGTCCGACATGCTGGGACCCAGATCAGCCGCAGTTGCAGTTGGGTATGTACCCAGTAGATGATCCGCAGGGTATTCGTGATCCACGGCCAGATTTGAGTTATTACCAAGCGGGATATACGGGCTTGCAAATAACCGATACAGTAGGCGATACTTTAGATCAAAATGGTGAGCCTAGCGGGGGTAGTCGGGTGTTTCAGTGGGGTTGGGCACCTGTTGGCGGTGCGAGCGCAAATGATGCAGGGTTAACGCCCAACTACCTGACATCAGCAGGCATAGTGGGCAACGTAACAATTTCGTAGGAGTAAAACATGGCAAAACATGAAGACGTAGCGCAAGACAAACCGTTAATGAAAAAAATTGCAAAAACGGAAGTCAAAGCGCATGAGAAAAAAATGCACGGTGCCAAGAAAATGGCTAAAGGCGGCGTAACTACAGAACAAATGAAAACACTAGGCCGTAATATGGCACGTGTAGCTAACCAAAAAACAGGTTAAGGAGTACGGCATGGCTAAGTACAGCGAAAAACTAATGGGTAAAGAAGTGGGCGATGCTAGTGTTTATGCCGAACCCCATACGATGAGTGGCGAGAAAACAAACATAAATAAGATGGGTAAGTATCAGACAGACCCAAATTCTATGTCTGCCATAGAGTCTGCGCCCGGTATGCCTGCACGTCGCGTTAGCGGCGGTAATCCTGCATCTGACCAAGTTAATAAAAACGGTGAGATCAAGATGCGCGGTGCAGGTGCCGCAACTAAAGGTTTTATGTGCCGTGGCCCAATGGGTTAAGGGATAGCTGTGACCTACACAGAACTTGTATCGGCTATTAAAGCCTACACTGAGAACTACGATACGGATTTTGAAGCGTATATTGACACGTTCATTACGCAGACAGAAACACGTACGTACAACTCAGTGCAGATTCCGGCGTTACGTAAAAACGTAACGGGAATCCTTACAAACAACAATAAGTATTTATCCGCTCCGGCTGATTTCTTATCTGTGTTCTCACTTGCGGTAATTGATGCAGACGATAACTACGAGTATCTGCTTAATAAAGACGTTAACTTTATTCGTGCGGCGTACCCGTCAGCAAGTGACGTGGGCTTACCCAAGTACTACGCGTTGTTTGGTCCTACGGTATCGAGCAACATAATTACTGACGAGCTGAGTTTTATTCTTGGCCCCATGCCAGATGCAAACTACGATGTTGAGTTGCATTATTACTATTACCCTGAGTCAATAACTACAGCTACAGATGGCCGTACATGGCTTGGTGATAATTATGATCCTGTTCTTCTTTACGGATCATTGCGTGAGGCTTATCTGTTTATGAAGGGCGAAGCAGATTTAATAGCTAACGTAGAAGCTAAGTACCAAGAAGCTATGGGACAACTGAATCGTCTGGGTACAGGTCTGGAGCGCGGTGATGCTTACCGTGATGGGCAGGCAAAAATTAAGGTAATGCCGTGAGTATTCAACAGGGCCTGACAAACAGCTTCAAACAAGAGATGCTCCAAGCTGGGCAGAACTTGTTAACAGACACGTTGTAGCTACTTTAAGTACGAATACCAATACCGGAACGGTCTACGTTAACTTTAATAATGTGTCTTTCCCCGGTGCAAGCTTTGTTGCCCGAGGTGCTTTGATTTACAATGTTACGCGTGGTAATGTATCTGTGGCCGTGCTTGATTTTGGCTCAGATAAAATTTTTTCTTCAACCAGTAATACTGTCGTTATGCCCGTTAATACGGCTACTACGGCACTAATTCGTTTTCCTTGAGAGGTCATTATGCCTATTGCAAAATCAACATTGGGTGAAACTGTTCATGCTGGCGTAGGCAAGTCCTCGCAAGAGCAAGAGAGCGGCAGTTTTGGTGGTGTATTTACAGTTACTTGCTTTGATTCTGATGGCAATAAAAAGTGGGAAGATTCTTTCCATAATTTAGTAGTTAATCAGGGTCTGCAAAACTTAAACACAGAGTTCTTTAAAGGTTCTGGTTACGTTGCAGCTTGGTACCTTGGTTTGGTAACCGGCCCCGGCTCTGGTGTTACATACGCCGCTGCTGACACATTGGCATCTAAAGCTTGGACAGAGTTCACAAATTATGTGGGCACTCGTAAAGCAGTGACGTTTGGTACGGCTACCACAGCAGACCCATCGGTCATTTCAAACTCAGCTTCACCTTCACCTTTCGCAATATCTGGTGCTGGCGGCACAGTTGCTGGAGCATTTTTGACTACCGTAGCTTCTGGTACGTCTGGCGTATTGTTCTCAGAAGGTAACTTCACTGGCGGCGACAAGATTGTTGCATCAGGTGATACGCTGAATGTGACTTACACTTTTAACGCCGACGCGGTATAACGGAGGAATTATGGCTACTTTTAAAAAAGGCGATACCGTCAAATTAGTAATGGCTGTGCCACAGGGTCCAATAGAATCCTTACGTATGGACGAAGATGGTGTCGTTCAGTATTTGGTTTCTTGGACTGATTCAAATGGTGTGACACACAACCGTTGGTTTGATGAAGATCAGCTTGTTACTGTCAAGTAAAGGCTAAGGCGCATGTTTGGTATCACTACATTCTCACAAGCGCCTTTTGCTTCTTTAGGTAGTTCCGTCTTTCCTGTAAGCGTAGCAGAATCAATTAACGTTTTTGCAGAAAATGCAGGAAGTGTTGATTACGCAGTTTCTGTGTCAGAGATTGGTCAGTTTGTTGGTGCTTGGGTTACGCAGATTGCTTTTCAGGCGATAGCTAATGAAACAGTAAATGCAGATGCAAATCAAAGTGCGGTGTATCAGACGGATCAAAACGTCAGTGAAACTGTACAAGCAATTGCTAACCAAGCAGCACAAGCTAATTTTATTTCGTCGCAAAATGAAACAGTAAACTTGCTGGATGATAACTACGCAGTTTTTGCTTTTGATTCAGATGTAGCTGAAACGGCACGTGGATCAAGTATAGAAGAAGTTGCAGCTCAATTTGCATACGCAGTAAATGAATCTGTAAGCCTAGTAGATTTGGAAATAGGCAGTACTGCAACCATACTAGCGTCACGAGATGAGACAGTAAGCGCAACAGACACAAATGCAGCGGTTTATACAACCAGTCAAAACGTAAATGAAGCGGTGAATACGTTAGCTGTAAATGCAGCACAAGCAGACTTTGTAACAAACATAAGCGAGATTGCACAGTTTGTTGGTGCGTGGCAGACGCAAACAGTATTTGTAGCTACGCAGTCTGAGTTGGTAAATGTTTCAGCCGCATTTGATAGGCAGTATTTTACGGATGCAGTGCTAAGTGAGTCTGCTTCTGCTTCGGATGCAAATGCAGCGCAAGTTGATTTCCAAGTAAATATTGCGGAAACGGTGCGTGGTATAGAACAAGTTTTAGGGCAAGTAGATTTCGTAGCCGCTCTGTCAGAAAACGTATCGGTTGCAGGGGTAAGTAGCACTAATGTAAATTTTGTTGGTAACGCAAATACTACGTACTATGTAATCGCTGGACAAGGCACGAACGAGTGGGAAGTTGGGATCGGTACCTATACTTCTTCAGGCACTACTTTATCGCGTGATACGGTGTTGTCTTCTAGCGCAGGCGCACCAACCAAAACAACATTTAGCGCAGGAACAAAAGAAGTTTGGGTTGATTATCCTGCTGGAAAAGCTGTTTATCAGGATACTGATAATGCTGTTTTAGCTCCAGTGTTTCAAGCTACTAACGGGATATACGTTAATAATACGGCAATATCCTCAAGTTACACGATAGCTACAGGAACAAATGGGCAGTCTATAGGGCCGGTAACTATAGCATCTGGGGTATCAATTACAGTATCATCTGGGCAACGGTGGGTGGTGCTCTAAGGACTAACTATGGCGAGTACGTACAGTAACCTAAAAATAGAGCTAATTGGTACGGGCGACCAAGCCGGTGCTTGGGGCTTTACAACAAATAACAATCTACAGTTTGCTTTAGAACAAGCTATTGTTGGTTCCGCTAATGTGACGTTTACCAGCGCGGATGTAACCCTAACGCTTACAAATTCTAATCTTAGTCAAACTGCTAGAAACTTACGGCTAAACTTGATTGGAACTTCCGGTGGCGTACGTAACTTGTATGTTCCAGCGATTCAAAAGTTCTACATCATCAACAATAATCTGGCTGATGAAGTTCTTGTTAGGAACGCCACAGGCGGAGCTGTTACCGTTGCCGCAGGTAAGAGCACGGTAGTCTATAACGATGGCACGGATGTAGTTGATGCCATTAATAATCTTGACTCGTTGAGCTTAAATATCCCGTTAGCAATTGCTGATGGTGGTACAGGTGAGACAACGCAGACAGACGCATTTAATGCGTTAGCGCCTACGACAACCAAAGGCGATTTGATTGTCAACAACGGTACAGACAATGTACGGTTTGCTGCTGATCCAAATAATAACTACGTCCTAACTACAGATTCTACAACTGCTACGGGTTTGAAGTGGTCACCATCGGCAGCGGGGGGTGCGGTTACTTTAGTAAATGACACGGCGACAGCGACTAATTTATTCCCAGCATTTGCAAACGCAACATCCGGTACGGTAGCTAACTTATTTACCAGCAACTCCAAGCTATTGTATAAGCCAAGCACGGGAGACTTCCAAGCTTCGCAGGTTGTAGCTAGTAACGGCTTAGTAGTAAATTCAGATCAGATAACGTCTAGCTATACGATAGCCACAGGCACTAATGCGATGTGCGTTGGCCCGATTACAGTTGCTTCGGGGCAAAGTGTGACAGTGAGTTCTGGGCAACGTTGGATTGTTTTATAAGGAACGACAATGAGTACTATTTCAGCAGGCACATCATCAGGAACCGCGCTAGTTAGCACTGGCAATACAGACGGCACACTGCAACTACAAGTAAACGGCACAACGCCTTCTGTTACTTTAGCCGCAAACGGCTCAATAGGTGTTGGCTCTACGCCGGGCTACGGTACTAGCGGGCAGGTGCTGACAAGTGCGGGTACAGGCTCTGCGCCGAGTTGGACAACTCCTGCGGGTGGTTTTTCTGCTATGTCTGTTTCAACTGCGTCAGGTACATTTACTATTCCATCCGGAAAGACAGTGTTAAAAATAACTGTTGTTGGTGGTGGTGGTGGCGCTACGATAGGTAACTTCACTGGCGGCACAGGTGGAGGCACTTCTAGTGTTGCTTCTGGCACACAGACAATTTCTACAATCTCAGCTACAGGCGGTGCTGTTTCAGCAATTTATCCGGGCGGTGCTGGCGGTGTTGGCTCTGGTGGGGATATAAATTTTTATGGGTCAGCGGGTCAAACTGGATCGCCTAGTGGCGTTCTCGCAGGAAATGGCGGCGCGTCATTCTTAGGCGGCGGGGGTAAAGGCGCTCAAGGTAGTGCTATAGGCGCTAATCAAAATGGCTCTAATGGAAATGTTTATGGCGGTGGCGGCGGCGGCGGTGTCAATGATGGTTTAGGCGCTGGTGGCGGTGGCGCTGGTGGTGCGTCTATTAAATATCTAACGGGTCTTACTCCCGGCAATACTTTGACGGTAACTATCGGCGCAGGTGGTACTGGAGCTAGTTCTGGTGGTGTAACTGGCGGGGCTGGTGCCGCTGGTGTAGTGATTTTTGAATATTAAGGTGAAGCTAATGCCAAACTACGCAATCATAGAAAACGGTAAAGTAATCAATACAGTAGTAGCCGAAGCAGACTACGCTGCCACAAAAGGCTGGGTAGAACTCACAAGCGGAGGCATTGACTGGGATTACGTTAATGGTCAGTTTGTTGACAACCGCCCTGTGCCTGTAGTGGTAACACCACCAGCCCCAACCAAAGAACAACTGCTTGCAGAGCTACAGGCTCTGACGGCTAAAATTAACGCAATGGAGTAAATCATGCCAGTAACGATTGTAGGAAATAACACACCCACCGCTGGCGGTGTCGTCTATGGTGACGGCGCTAACTATGCTTCTACTGCGGCAGGTACGGCTGGGCAGGTATTGTTATCAGCAGGTTCTAGTGCGCCTACGTGGGGCGCTGCTCCCGGTGCTAGTTTTCAAGAGTTCACATCTTCAGGTACTTGGACAAAACCTTCCGGCGCTACGTTTGTGATGGTTGAAGTATGGGGTGGTGGAGGTGGTGGGGGCAGTGGTTGCCGCAATACTTCTGGCGGCGTAAGAGATGGTGGCACAGCAGGTGGTGGAGGCGCGTATGCCTACCGCCTTTTTAAAGCCTCAGATTTAACAAGCACAGTAACTGCAACTGTCGGTGCTGGAGGTACAGGTGGTGCGGCGATAACAACAAACGGTACCGTAGGCGTTGATGGAGTTGTTGGCGGGAATACCACATTTGGCGCATATTTAACTTCTTATGGTGGCGGCAATGGGACAGGTGGTGGTGCTGGAAACGCATACCCGGGAGGTGCTGGCGGAGGTGTTTTAGGAGCAGCAAGCGGCGGGACTGCTGGGCAACCTTATTCAAACGTATCTGGAGGTGCTTCATCTTATGGTCATCTAGGTGGCGCACAGGGCGTATCTTCAAGTTTTGGAAGAAATTCTGGTTTTGGCGGCGGGTCTGGAGGGGGAATGTCAGGCGATGCCGATAGTTATGCTGGTGGTTGCTCGTACCAAGGTGGAGCCGGAGGTGGTTCTGGAGGTGGTATAAGCTCCGGAGGAACCACAAAAGCGGGTTCAGATGGGGGGGCTATTGCTGGGTTTACTGGCGGCGGTGGTGTAGGTGGCACTACGCAAGGAACTGCTGGAACAACTGGTAGTGCAAGATTTGGCGGTGGTGGTGGTGCTTGGGGTAATACGGCAGCCGCTGGTGCTGGTGGTGCTGGTGCTCAACCTGCTGGAGGCGGTGGTGGTGGCGGTGGTTCCACTAATGGATTTAACTCCGGTGCTGGCGGTGTTGGCGGTGCAGGACTGATCCGCGTCTATTCTTGGTAAGAGGCAAATATGACTAACAGATACGCAATAATAGAAAACGGTATAGCAGTCAATGTCGTGGTGGCTGATGCTGAATACGCTGCGCAAAACGGATGGGTTGCTTGCGAAAAGGCTGGCCCCGGTTGGAAGTATGACGGTACAAACTTTACCGAACCCGATCCACTTCCAGAACCTGAACCAATCCCAGCCCCAACCAAAGAACAACTGATGGCGCAACTTGCTGCGTTATCTGCACAAATACAAGCACTGGAGTAAGACATGCCAACAATTCTTAATGCCGATACCGTAACTGGCGGCGCGGTTATAACTGGTGATGCTTCGGGGCAGCTTGCACTACAGGCCGCTGGCGTTACTAAACTTACCGTTAGTTCTGCTGGGGTAAGCATCCCAACGTTAGTAGGGTCGAACATCAATCTTGCAACTAATGTTACAGGCACCCTACCTGCGGCAAATGGCGGGACAGGTATCACTTCACCCGGCGCAGCGGGCAACGTGCTTATATCAAATGGAACCGCGTGGACATCAGCAGCTACAGGGTACCCAACAAGATCATTTGTTGCATCGGGTGCTTTAAGTAACGGGGATGTGGTTGTTTTAAATACAGACGGTACGGTTAGTATTGTTTCAGGAACAGTTCCGGCAGTCGGAGCCGTTGTTACTTATCCGTATGGAATGGAAGTAAATAATGACGGCTGCTATGATCCAACAACAAACAAAGTAGTAGTTGTGTTCCGTAGTAATAACTATAGCTATGGCGTATTAACCGCATCATCTCTTGTGGGTACTGTTAGCGGAACAACTATTACATGGGGAGCACAGGAAAATTTCTCAGGTTTTATCATCGGTAATGACGCTATATCATGCTGTTCACTTGGGAATGGGAAAGTCGCAGTTACCTATACGTATAATGATGGCAATATTTCGTCTCAAGTAAGGGTTGGGACAATTAGCGGAACAAGTATTAATTGGGGGCCTGTTTTTTCTCCGGGTATAGCTAACGTAACAGGTATGCGTGTTCGTTACGATGCTGGGAATGATAACGTAGTAGTTTTAACTGCAAGTAGTGGTGCGCAACAAGTCTATCTACAAACATTTACTTATAGCGGAACTACATTAACGCAAAAAGGAGGCGTTGTTATTCTTGCTGCAACAACTTCGCCTGTCACTACTTCTTCAATGTTAAATATGGTTTACGACAGTAGTGTTGCAAGAATGATTATAATGTATTCCGACAGGACTAATAACGGCTATGGAACCGCTCAGGTAGTAAATTGTCAGCCATCAAGCCCAGTAGTAGGAGCAAAAACTGTTTTTAATTCGGCGGCTACTAACTACATATCTGGTTGTTTTGACCCAGTAAATAATAAATCCGTTATCTGCTATCAAAATTCAACCGGGTACGGAACGGCTATTGTTGGAACTGCAACTAGCACCGCTATTTCTTTTGGTACTGCACAAACTTTTAATTCTGCATCAACGCTGTACATTGGTGCTGTGTACTGTTCGTTTCAAAAACGTATTGCAATTATTTGGCAAGGTTTTTCAATTAGCGCAAGTTTGTCAGGAACAACACTAAGCTTTCAATCGCCAGTAGTAAGTACTAATAATATGGGCGGCGCTGTCGCTTATGACAGTACAAGTTATAAAGTTGCTTTCGCAGGCTATGGAGCCTCCCAAGTGTTTGAACCGGGATACACAACAGTAACAAATTGGGTAGGTGTTGCTACTAATAGCGCACTTAATGGTGCGTCGGTAAACGTTGCTATGCAAGGTTCTGTAGTAACTAACCAAACGGGTTTAACTACAGGTACAACATATTACTTAACGTCAACTGGCGCATTAACTACATCTTCATCGGCAACAGGTTATAAGCTAGGTAAAGCTTTATCAGCCACATCATTACTTATTACGGAAGGAAATGCAGCGTGAAAACTTTAATAAAAAACGGCGTTTCTTTGTATGTGTTTGAAGATAACGAATATGTAAAAATGGAGGACAGCTTTATCCAAGTTGGATACCCACCTAAATTTTTTATTTCTGACTGCAATATTTCAAACACCACGTTATTTGAGAATGTAACGCCGCCTAGTGATTGGTTTGGGTGCAAGTATTTATTTAATGGTACAGACTGGTCAGTTGACCCTAACTACGTTGAATTTGTCCCACCCGTAGCACCTACGCTTCCAGTACCGGAGTAAACCATTGACCCCCTTACCCTGCTTGCTGCTGCTAAAACTGCTGCCGCTGCTGTACGTAAAGGCTGCGAGCTTTACCAAGAGTACAAAGCGCAGGGTATGGAGTTGGTCGATGCTTACGGTCAAGCCAAGGATGTTGTTGCAGACCTAAGTAAACACCTTGGAAACTTCTTTAACGCGCATGAGACGCTTGAGAAACATGTACATGAGCAAGAACTAAAGAGTAGTAAAGCATCGGACACATCGTTAAACCAAGAAGCGTTTAACCGAGTATTGGCTCAAAAGGAAATGCTGCGGTTAGAGACAGAGTTACGTGAGATGCTGGTATATCAAGCCCCGCCAGAATTAGGTGCTGTATGGTCTGAGTTTGAAGTGATGCGTGAAAGGATCAAGGAAGAACGTGCTGAAATCCAACGCCAAGAACAGAAGAAACAACAGGCAACCAGATGGCGACGGGAAAATATAAAAAGAAAA